AAGAACTCAGCTTTAGATTTATCATCAGTACCTTTGACTGCGCTATTCAACCATGATGATAATATAATAATTGGACAATGGACTAAATTATATGAAGAAGATGGTTTAATTTTTGGAGATTTAGAATGGGATCAAGAAGACCCAGAATCAATGAAGTTAATGAAGAAATCACAAAAAGGATTATTAAAAGGAGCATCAATCGCAATATCATTTACAAAAGATGATGTATCAATAAACGAAGCAGGAGTCCCAGAAATAAATAATGGAAAACTACAAGAGATATCAGTAGTTACATTTCCCTCAAATAAAAATGCAGTTAAACATAGTATGTGTAAAGCAGATTTATATTTAGATGGTAAAAAATTAATATTTGAAAATATGGAAGAATTAAAAATGTCTCTTAAAAGTGAGAATAAATTAGAATTGAAAACAGTAACTTGTCCAGAGTGTGATGCTAAAGTATCGGATTTTGAAGATGGTATGAAGTGTCCAGAATGTGGAGCCGTTATCAATGAAGCTGATTTAGGTTGTGGTAAGAAAAAAATGTCAGAAGTAAAAGTTGAAACTCCAGTAGTTGAAACATCAGTTGAAAAAATAGAATTAAAAGAAAATAAAGTTGAAACTATTGTTACACCTGAACAAACTATTATATTAGAATTGAAAGCAATTGTTACTGAAAAAGAAAATACACTTTTAGAATTACACACAAAAATAACAGATTTAGAAAATCAATTATCAATTGTAAATAAAGAAAAAGAAAATCAAGAATTTGAAAAACTTACTTTATCCGCAATTAAAGTTGGTAAGATATCTAAAGAAAATGTTGAGACATTTAAGAAAATGGACTTATCAATAGTAAAAGAATTGTTAGATAAATTACCAGCAAAGAATTCAAATAAGATTGAATTATCAAAAACACCAACAGGTGAAGATAGAAGTGGTTGGAATTTTACTATGTGGAACTCACAAGATAGAGTAGGTTTATTACAATTAAAACAAGATGATCCTGAAAAGTATTGGGATTTATATAATAACTCAAATAAGAAATAATTCTATTTTACAAATAGAATATATACAATAAGATTCTATTCTTAGCCGAATAGAAAAACTTTTAAAAAATAATAAATAAAACAATGGCTATAAATAAAGAAATTTGGTTAGATTTTATTAATGAAACCTTATCGAAAAACAACACATTCTTAACTAAGGCTGTAAATGATACTGCCTCAGTAATTGATAACAAAGTTGTACATATTGCAAATGCTGGAAGTCCTTCAGAAATTGTTACAAACAATACAAGCTGGCCTTTAACAATATCAGATCGTACTGATACTGATATTACTTACAATTTGGATCGTTTTAATACATATCCAAAAAGAGTTGATTCACTTGAAAAAGTAGAATTATCTTATGATTTAATGGCTTCTATTTTGAAGAATGATTTAACTAACATGCAAAATAAAGCTGCTAACAAAATCCTTTACAATTGGGTTTATGGTATCGCTACTGGAGCAATTGTTGATTCAACTGGTACTGGTAAAACTATCATGAGTACTGGTTTCGGTGAAACTGGAAACTCTAAAAAATTCACATTAAATGATATCAATAAGGCTAACGCTTTATTAACTTCACAAGATGTACCTGTAGAAGGTCGTGTTCTTTTAGTAACACCTTCACAATATTCAGACATACAAGAATTTATTCAACAACCAATTTACGCTCCTAACTTCGCAGATTCTGCAGTTAAAGGTTTCGTTGGTGTAGTTGGTGGATTTGAAGTAATTGTTCGTTCTAAAACTGTTGCAATATCTCACACAGGTGTTACTGTAGCTTCTCCTGAAGCAACTGGTTTAACTTCTTATGTAGCAGCTGCTGTAGCATATCACCCAGACTTTGTACGTGTAGCTTCTGGTTCTCCAATAGTTATCACTAATGAAGATCCTGCTTATGGAGGTCAAACTATCGGTATCGGTATGAGATTAGGAGGTAGAATGTCAAGAGAAGATGCTAAGGGTCTTGTAATAATCAGAGAAACTAAAATCTAATAAACCCATAAAAACAATGTAGGTAAAATCTACATTGTTTTTTAAAAATAAATAAATAAACACATGAGTATTTCATCAGTGTCATTTAATCAAACAAAAGGTGGGTTATCAAAACAAAATTCTAATACAGATAATATATCTGCATTGGTTGTTTATACTGTAACTAATATACTACCAGCGAGTGGATATACTACTCAAAACTGGAAGAAGTATGGATCAGTTTATGAAGCCGAATCAGATTATATTAATTCAAATCAAACAGGTGTATTAAAACATACTTGGTATCAAATTGATCAATATTTTAGAATTAATCCAACTGCTCCATTATATGTATATTTCGTAAGTGGAACAACTTATTCTTTTAGTGAAGTTAAAACACTACAAAACGCAACAAAAGGTGAGATTAAACAATTCGCAATAGATGTTTATTCAAGACCATTCAATACAAGTGATATTACAGCACTTCAAACTATTTCAACAGAATTGAAAGATGTATATCAAACACCTGCTTACTTCCTTTATGGAAGTAAAGTAACTGGTTTAACTCTTGCTTCTGCAACTGATTTAAGATCTGGAACATATTTATGTCCTGATGTATCAGTAGTTATTGGTAGTGATGCTGGTGGTGTAGGTGGAACAATTTCAACTGCAAATTCTGTAACATGTAATCAATTAGGAGTAACACTTGGTATTATGTCTTTAAAGAAAGTATCTAATTCGATCGCTTGGGTTGGAGCATTCCCAATCAATGATGGTGATAGTGAATACTACACATTAAAAATTGGAGGTGATAGTTATGAGAATGTAACTCCAACAACTAAAAATGATTTGAATAATAAAGGTTATATCTTCGTTAATCAATATGCTAATAAAGCTGGTTCATTTTTAAGTGGTGATGTTAATGCTAACTTATCAACTGATGATTATAATGATATTCAAACATCACAAGTAGTAATGAAAGCTAGACGTGGAGTATATGCTATGATGGTTGATCTATTAAACTCACCAGTCAATATTGATGGAACTACAGGTAAAATAGATGTTTCAACTTGTAAATATTTTGAATCACAAGCCAGTAATCCATTAGAAATAATGAAAATAAATACTGAAATTTCTGACTACAAAGTATTTTGTGATCCAAATCAAAATATACTTTCAACAAGTAAAGTTTATGTTAATGTAACAATCGTTCCAGTTGGAACAGCTAAAGAAATAGTAGTTAATATTGGTTTAGCTGCAAAAATATAATAAATATTTATGCTAACAAATATGTCCTATGAAGATTATAAATCCTACACCTTTGAAAATAAGGTGTGGAATTTTTCGAAACATTTAGATTTAAAGATAACAAAAGGTACATCAACACAATTAACATTACCTATTCAAGTTACATCTGGCTCTACATTTGATTTTTATTCAAATGAAAGTTTAAATGTATTATCAATGAATACAAGTAGTGGAGTAACTCTTGGAGATACAACCACTATTGATTTAACGCAAGAACAAACAAATAAATTTCAATCGGGTATTTTAGCCCTATCAGTAAAAGATAACGGATTAAACTATCAATATCTTTTAGGTGAAGTATTGAACAGATTTTAAAAAATAATAAAAGAAAAATGCCAAACGTATTAAAACACCCAGTGTTAATTAATGGACAAGCATATCAATGGTCTGATACTAATCTAATTATTGGTAGCCGTGTTATCATGGACTGGAAAGGAATAAACTACGGAACTACTATGGTTAAGCAAGATATACATGGTGGTGGAACAAGAGTAGTTAAGAGAGGATATGGTAAAGAAGAATCAACTTGCTCTTTAACATTATCAATGGAAGAAGTAGAATTCTTAATGAAGGACTATGGAGTAAATAGTTTAATAGAGATTCAACCATTCACTATACTTGTTACTTATCAAGCTACTGGAACATTAAAAACAGTAACTGATACTATACACTATTGTGAGTTTAGAAACAACTCAAGAAACCCGAAAATGGATGATTTATCAATTGATATCGAATTAGATATTGTTACATCTCATATCACATTTGGAAACATACTATAAAGAAAGTTCATTTTTTTTATAATTCGGAAATAGCATATCATATTAAATTATGTATGCTATTTTTTTGCTTTTTATGGGTATTTTTTTTTAATATATAACCATAGAATTATAAAAAACAATCCCAATAAAATGACTAAGAAAACGAACAACACAGAACCAGTAGAAGACAATTTCTCAACTCAATTCCCAGAGTTTGATCCTGAAACACCTTATAAAGATAAGATTAGATTATGGGTCATGAATTTTAAAACTGTATATGAAGTAAGAATACCATATGAAGGTAAGAAACATTTTGCATATTTTAGAAAACCTAGTAAGAGTGAAATGTTATTATACTATAACAACATCATGAACTCAGCACCAACAAAAGCACTTGAAATATTATTTAACACTTGTTTATTAGAATGTGATCCATTCGTTAAACAAAATGATGAAGCATATGTATCAACAGTTTTAGCTTGTGGAAGTTTCGTTAGCTTATTTAATAGTGAAGTAAAAAAAAACTAACAGATAAAGAGATAAACGATCAAACTGATTTATTTAGAATGATTGACGCTCAATTGATGTATAATTTTAATTGGACTTTAGAATATATAAGAAATATGGATTTAGATGATTACATTGAAAGTTATTGTAACTTAAAATGGGTTAGAAAAAAAGAAGTTAAAATGTAATGGCAAACGAATCATTTCAAATAGATTTAGAATTTCAAACTAACATGAATGAACTACTTAATAATATTAGTAAGTCAGCAGATTTATTAAAGAAAAAGATTGGTGGTGTTGGTGATGAAGCAGAAAAACTAAAAAAGAAAATATATGATGCAACCGATTTTCGTAAGATGCAAGGTTCATCAAAGTTTGGTGGTTTATTTTCAAAGAATAGTACTGAAGGATTATCTAAAATGGAATCTGGTATTGGTTCTATTGCTAAGAAAATACCAGCACTTGGAGCAGCTTTAGGAGTTGCTTTCGGTGCTAAAGAAATATATGAGGCTACTCGTAAATTTGAAAAATTTAAAGCCGTATTAAATAACACTATTAATGATGATGGTAAATCTCGTTCAGTATTGAAAGAAATGCGCGAACTCCCTGCTTCTATGCCATTAGAAGAAATGATTCAAGGTTATACAGAATTAACTAATGCTGGAATAACTCCAACAGTAAAGTCAATGAAGAAGATGGGTGATATGGCTATATCACAAGGTAAATCTGTTAGTGGATATATTCAAGCATATTCAAGAGCAATGATAGGTGAGTATAGAGGATTAAAAGAATATGGTGTTCAAGTTGAAGAATCTAATGGAAAATTAAATGTATCATTTAGAGGTCAATCTAAGACAATAGATTCAACTAAAAGTTCATTAGATGCTTACTTAAAATCATTATCTGAAATGCCTGGTATTGCTGATGCTGGAGAAAGATCTACAAATAATATGGATGGACAAGTAACAGAATTAGGCGATTCATTTGAAAATTTATCTATTGCTATTGGTGAAAAATTTATTGGTGAGGGTGGAATATTTTCATCTATATTAAAGGGATTAACTAAATTCATGAAAGATATGACTGATCAAATTGAAACTAAAGAATCCGAATTAATCTCTAAAAAAAATGAAAAAACTAAAGAATTATTTCAATCTTATATTTCATCATCTAATGAAACAGTTAAGAAAAATATTATAGATTTAATAGCATCATCTAATCCAGATGCATTAAAAGGCATGACAGAGTTTAATAATACAACAATGCAAGCTCAGGGGGTAAAAATATGGGGTGAAGGATTAAAATCGGAAGAAGAAGCTAAAAATAAAGAAAAGGCAACTAAACTTGAAGAAGAAATAAAAAATCAAATTGATTTTACTATTAAGGCTGAAAAAAATGCACTTGATGTAATAAATAGTAGAATGAAACCTGGATATAAAGTTACATCTGATGACCTTAATAAGGAGGGTGGATTAATAGGATGGGCAAATAAGAAACTATTATATGGTGGATTAGATGAAAATAATATGCCAACTACAGATCCATCTAAAGTAAGAAATGTTACTATGCAAGGTGCTATTGGTGGTGTTCTTAAAGGAGAAGGATTCGATTCATTTAATACATTAATAAATAACGTTATTTTTCAAAATCAAAAACTTGAAAAACTTACTGGTAAATTATCCGCTATTCCAAAAGTAGATGAAATAGTTACTGATGATAAAAATAAAAATAATGATAATTTAAGTGGTCCAACAAAAGAAGCTGCTATGGATGCAGGTAGAACACTTAAAAATTTAAATATAAACATTGACACTATGGTTGAAAAGGGTGGTATAGTAATTACTACGGATAATATAACAGAGAGTGCTCAAAAGATAGAACAAATATTAATAGAAAACTTGCAGAAAGTTATTATAGATGCTCAAGCAGGTGCAATAAATAATTAAGAAATATGGAACTACCAAAGAATACAACACCATCAACTAAAAGTATAGTTGAGTTACCAAATAATGTTGATTATATAACTGGACAATTTACAAGATTGGCTAATGTTATTGAAGATCCAAATGTATTAGGAAACTATTTAGAACGAAAAGTATTAAATGCTTTACAAGCTACTGGATTAAATATTGGTCAAGTGTATTCTAAATTAATTCAACCTGATATCAATCAAACACAACATAATGATAATATTGAAATGTTGAGAAAGAATACTTATGATTCTGATTATATCTTAGGTATGAAATATGGCACACCAATATATGATAGATGGGTTAATTTATCAACAACAGTAAATGGTGTAAAGAAAGATTTACTTTTAGAGATTGCTTTTATTACAATAAACAAATCAAGGAACTATGTTATAACACCAGTATTAGGTTATAACAATTCAACTATAAAAGAATTAACTACAAGTGGTGATTATAATGTATCTATTAAAGGTATGATATTTTCTGATTTTGCATATACAAGAGATATGTTTAGTATAAGATTATTAAAGGATATTTGTGAGAGTGATTATATAACAATAACATCATCATTTATGCAACAATCAATCGGTATGGATACTTTAATTGTTCAATCTTATAATGTAAAAGAAGATGAACAATGGTCTAATGGTGTTCCCTTTGAAATAACTTGTTTAACTGATAGAAATATTGATGTTATAACATTAGAAAATACAATATAATATATGATTTATAAAACAGATGTAATTGTAAAGATAATACCAACTGGGGATGCAATTGATAGAGATGGATCAAATAATTTAACGTTTGCACCATCAACAAGAAAACCAATGTTATTAAAAGCAAGTAGAGTTGAGATTGATTCAAGTATGGATAATACTCCAACTATTAAAGTATATTTACCAAAAAAAGGATTCAAAATAGCAAATGATTTTTATGGTCCTTTTATTTCATATAAAGATAAAGAAGAATTTAAGATTTATAAATATGATGTAATAGAAGTTACAACTACTATGACTAATGTTACAGAACCTGCTAAAACATATTCAAGTAAATATACAATGGAGATTCAAGGATACTCATTAGAAGGTAATGAAGCTATTATTAACGCTGATAGTTTTATAACTCAATTAAAAAGAATGCCAAAGATAAAACAAAATTGGGCTTCTGGATTAACATTCAGAAGTTTGATTGAACATATAATACCAACCACCACATCATTCTATGATAAATTTATTGTCAATAACTCTAACCTTGAAAGTCAAGTGTGGGATTGTAAGATAAATGATTTAACTATGAATGATTATTTATCACCATGGGAAATACTTGTTAAACTACAAGAGAGATTTACATCATTATACTTTTATTTAAGAAATGACGCTGACTATAAATCCATTAAATTCTATTGCGGTTTTAAATATTTTATAAACAATAATAATTTCAGCCAAAGATTAAAATTTGCTTATCCATATAAAGAAGGGTATAATGTTATTACAGAATCTGGACTTAAATATAATTTAACAGATAAGAATAATATACTTGTATCTTGTTCTTTTATTAAAGAAATACCAGCAGCAAAAGATGCTATAAAGAAAGATAATGTAAAAGTTCCTGTATCACTATATTATAGTGGATGCTATTTAACCAAAACAAACGATAAGTTTAATGGAGTTAAAGTAGTTGATGGTAAGAATGTATCTGTATCTAAATCATTAAATGATTTTGAAGAAACAAGAAATACAAAAGTAAAAAATGGACTTGATGAAACATCAGCAAAAAGAATTATACAAGAAGTATGGAATCAAATCCCTGAGAGAGGTTATACTGGTCAATTTAAAACACTAGGTGCTCCTAATATAAGAAAAGGAGATATAGTTATTCTAAATGTTGATGGTAATGAAGGATCTTATATAATAAAAAGTATCTCAATTGATGTATCAGTTACTAATGGTTACAGAAGAACCATTGAACTTGAGAGTCAAATACAAGATAGAAAAACAGATAAATAAAAATGAATGAACTAGGTAAGTTATTAAGACAAGCAACAGAATCGAGTGCTAGAGTTTATAATACAAGATGTAATGTAATTTCTATTCAAACTGATACACAAACAATAACA